AACGATAACTGCGGATCTTCTTCTGAACTAAACTTTTGTGGTTCTGGTAATGGAAATAATAGATCAGAAACACCAGACAATACTAAAGAAGCACCAACATAGACTAAACCTTTAGCTAATGCACCTGCTTTTGCAAATCCAAAACCTGTGCTAAAACCTTTTGATAAAGAAAGACCTCCTGGAACAAGAAATGCAACACCTATCAATGCAGCACCTAATAATATTTTTCCAAAACCTCTACCAGCACCACTTATAGCTGGAATAAAATGTATATCCTCCTGTCCTACAGGGTATGTTAATTCACTCTCATCAATATCATAATTACCAACTTTTACCTGATAATATTTTGGACTCATAAAACGCTCTACTTCTGGAAAATTATGTATTAAAAAACTTACAGCCTGAGAAACACTATTAACTTTTATCTCGAACTCTTTATGCCCGATAAATTCTGCTAACTGTCCGTATAATTTTAGTTTACGAAGCATAGCGATACCTCTTTCCAGTACATTTTAGCAACCATTCAGAGTAAGGCTCTCTACAAGATAGTCTATCGGTTAAATGATGAATAACATCTCCTTCAAAAAATAATGCTACATGATTTAAAGTTGGATGCAAAATACTCATAAGTAAAACATCTCCATCTTGTAATCTTTCATCTGGTCTAAGCTCTCTAAAACCTGTTCTCCAAGCACAGCTTTCAAATAATGGATTATCCATAAATTCTTCTGGAGTTGTAGGTCTATCCCAATCTTTTAGTTCAATATTCTTTTCTTCTTTATACCAATCTCTAACTAAACTCCAACAGTCTGTTATACCCCAAACCCACTGACGACCCAATAACGGAGGTTTATATCCACACGGTTCTAAATATGCCCATTGCTGAGTTTTTGGGTTAACAATATGCCACGGTAAATTACTATTTTCACAACCAATTTTATCTGCCTGACTAGGAGTAGGTGGTGTTATTGGATGACTATGAACTACACCTACTATTTCTCCTGTATTGTCTGCCTTTACATAATCTTCTGGGTCAATAATAAAACATTGATGATCTGTGATTGAAAGATTACGGCAAGGATAATATCTCTCTTTACCCTTTACATTTAACAATAGACCACAACATTCTTTCGGATCTTCTCGTTGTGCATGAAGTAGTGCTTTATATTTCCAAGTCATCCTACAAACGTACCAATAGACGGAAATAGTGATCTAGTTGCTTGGCGTTTTGGTATGCGTACTCCAGCAAGATCGGTGGGAGCAGCAAGTTCAAATTCAACTACTTCTCTAGTTTCTGTAGATTTACGATCAATCGAATAAACTTCTCTAGGAAATTCTGCCGAAGGATCTGCTGTAGCGTTTATTCCGTCAGCAAAATTAACAGCATCAATAAATTTAGCTAAAGTTCTAATTCGTGTAACTTTTGCCCCAGTTAGATCATTACCAGTTGTGGCTTTATTTACGGATAGAAGTATTGATGAAATCAGTCCTGTGCCATTACTGACTACTATCTTAGGTCTAGGTAGCTGTCCCTTTTGAAAAGCAAATCCAGATGCTTGTATAGGAAATCTAAGATAAGCATTACCATCCCAAACTATTTGACCATTAGCATTTAAATTACTACCAGCATGAAAACGATATATATCAATATTTTGAGGTGTCCATGTAATTTCATTGTCAGGAATAGTTGCCCCACCCACAGAAGCAGAAGCAAATCCACCAGGCTCAGAGCCACCGCTTTGACCTGGTATAGTGCATCTAAAAACAATAGTTTTAAGTGTAGTACCGCTTACCACATCCCCGACTTCATAATTTCTACTTGGTTCCCACGGAGCATAGTGCAATGCGTAATCTAAATTTAAAATAAATAATTCAATAATTGCAGAAGGATTTATAGACTGTAAATCTGCAAATGTACTACTGAAAGAAACATACCTAACGTCATTATCATAAACTGTTTGTCCTATTACACTTGCCCAATTAGGCTCGCTAGAACCAGTAGTACCTGCTGTAGTTACTTTAAAAAATAATCCGTTATTAGCAGAAGTAGGTGCAACTATCGCACCCAAAGATAGACTAGCACCAGCAGACCAAATAGTAGTCATTATTAACTCGGTTCAAATACTTGTCTAAAGGTTGCTTGAATGGTAGCTCTATTTTTGAATGGTATCGACTTATTCCATGACTCGCAAACAAATTTAAAGTTTGAAGCAGTTTCTCCAGGTAGATAATCTGTAGGAAAATCAAAACTATTACTATCATTTGCTCTAGCATCTAAAAATGTTTCTATCTCATCTGCCTCCGTTTCTGATACGTTGTAAGTGAAATTAAAAACTTTTGGATTTTGATGTTGTGCGAGGCCAAATAATAAACGATGTTCATAGCCATCAGCAAAGCGGACAGTACGAGTTAATGGTGCGGATCTTTTTTGTTGGCCATAAGTAGGTTTTATTGAGGGAAACGTAGCCATTATGCAAGTAATCCTCCTGGTCTTTGTTGCTGTATTATTTCAGATTGTACTGCAACTGAGATAAGACGACCAAGTTCTCTACCTTGATCCTCATCACCTTCTACGTTTGAACCAGAAGCGTCTACATTTACTACTATATTTGTTGAACCACCCATACCACCCAAATCATGGTTGGGTATTATATTTCCTGATTGATTAGGAACAAATAATTCTGGCCCCCTTTCTCCAACAATGTAAGGTTTTCTCATTCCGACAGGACCACCATTAGCTGCAAATGCTGGAGCAGAAAAACCAGGTGCTGGACCTTGTATATCATTACCAAAATTAAATGGAATTAAACTACTAAACAATCCCATAAATCCTCTTGATATTTGTGCAGCAGCCATCTGTGCAGCCATATCTAAGAAATGATCTGCTATTTTCATAAACATATTTCTAAACGCATCTTGAACACTCATTGTTCCTTTAATTATTCCTTTAAATGATTCTGAGAATGAACTTTCTATAGTTTTACTAAGTTCTACTATTTGTTTTTGTGTATCCATCAGGGCTTCTAGTCTTTTATCAACATCAACTATTGCAGAGGCAAGAGGACTAGCTAATATTTCTGCATTTCTTAATTGAGCTATATTTAATTCTCTTTGTAGTCTTAGTTCTTCTAACTGATCTGCTAATTTATCTTTTCTTACCCCCTCTTCTGTTTTATCAAATTCAAACTTTTTAAGTGCAATTTTTGATTCAATTGCTCTTACTTCATTAGTTTTTCTTATAACATCTTGCTCTTCACTTCTTTGTGTTAGTCGTTGAGCTTCTAATTCAATTTCTGATTTTAAATTATCTATTTTTACTGATCTTGCACTATCAAGTAAGTCTTGAGATATCCTCACTTTTGCAGGTGCAGAAGATGGAACAAATTCTTCTCTTAATTGTTGAAGAATTTGAGGTGTAACTGCACTTGAATCTAATTGTAAAGCTCTTCCTAAATTACCTTTACTGAAAGGATCAAAACGATCAAGAATACCACCTGCTCTACTTTCTGGAATTAATTCACCAATTCTTTTTTGAAAATCTGCTCGACTACTTTTTGGTATTTCATTTGCAATATCTCTTAAAGTAAAACTTCCACTTATACTTTGTAATATTTCATTTAATTTTGTAGCAAAATCTCCTAAACCTTGAGAAACAAATGACAATAGTTGAGTATTTAATTTTGCAAATATATTACCTAACTCTTGGAATGATTTGGATAGTTTCTTAAGTTGTTCAACGTCAGCAAATTCATCAATTTCGGCCAAAGCAATATCAGCAGCAGTAGCTTGTAATCCTAACTCTTCTAATTTACTTATCTGACGTTCAAGAGCAGTACCAGATATACCAGCACGTTGAACTAAAATATCAATATTTTCAGATGGTTTTCTTAAAGCATCACCGAGTTCTTTAGCTTTCTTACCTAATCCATCAATAAACGCACCAATTTGAGTTCCAACCAAAGAAAGAGCAAATCCAAATTGACCACCCAATAATCCACCAGCAGCACCACCAGCAAAACCACCAGCAGAAGCAGCAAGACCTTGACCAAATAACAGAGGAAAAGCTCCACCAATTAATGCACTAGATTGGACTTGACCTCTTATTCTTCTGTCTTCAGCAGTTCTATTTCTTTGAAATCTTCTAAATCTACCACCAGGACTTTCAGCTATTCTTCGTCTAATATCTCTGGCATCAAATCTATCTCTTCTACTAATTCTCATACTTTTTTCTTCTTTATTACTATCTCTCAACAAAGTTCTTTGTTTCTCTAACTCTTTATTCATTTCTTTTATTCTTGC